TCTATCTGTGTCAGAAGGTTATAAATTTGAATTTAGTGGTAATATTAAATCAAATAATAACATCAATAATAACGGTTTTACAATTTTATCGAGTGTAACTTCAAGTTTCAATAATGATACTGAAGCCGCTGCTGGTGGTGTACCATTACAAGGCCTATATAGAAGTGGCAGTCATATTTTAATCAGATTAACCTAATCATATGGATTTTTTTATAAGACAAGGGGCAACCGACCCAATATTAAAAATGAGGTTAATTGATGATGGTAAAAATGATAAATCATCATTTAATGACATGCTCGAAAATTCCGATATTACATTTGAAATGTTTGACGTGGAAACTGAAGTTTATCATATATTAAACGGTCAATGTTTACTAACTACAAGAACAAAAAAATACGACCAGACTACTGATGAATATTATATAACATATAGATTCACAGAAGAAGGAACATCTAATAAAGGTAGATATGAAGGTATTATCACTATTCAATTTTTAGACACCAATTCAAACCCAACAACAAAGTTGATTCTTCCTTTGAAAGAGAAACTTTTTATCAACGTAATTTGATAAATTAACATTTTTTCATTATTATTGTACCATAAAGACTAATTGTGGATCGACCACAAGTTAATGTGTCACATTAAAAAAATTAATAATGAAAGAAGTTATCTCTCAGGAAATTATCGAGAATTTCCTTAATGGTGGCGACCCCGAAGAATTTATAGTCGGAGTTGAGTACGATTATCCCACCAACACAATATTCAAAATTATTCAAGACCCTGTTCAAGGTAAAATTGTAAAACCTGACACTTATACTCCATTTCTATGGGTGGGTGATTTGTTTGGTTTAGGATTCTATAGTGATTCAAAATCATTACAGAAAAAGGCAATGGCGAAACATGGTATCGTTATTGATAAGTTGGAGACTTATGGTAATGAACGACTTGAATTGGGCATGAAGTACTTAGTTAAAAGTATTAAAAGTTATACCAATCTAACAAGTTTTTTCAGAGAAGGTGGTATTGACCCGTGGAATGAAAATTTTAGACAATACTTTACTGTATTATCACCTGTTGAACAATACCTTATCCAAAAGAAGAAACGTTTATTCAAAGGAATTGACGAATACAATGGTGTTTATCGATTTGTATTCGATATTGAGACCACAGGTCTTGATCCTGAAACTTGTAATATCATCTTGATTGGAGTTAAGGACAACCGTGGTCTAAATGAAACCATTCCCGCGTTTGGTGAAGATGGTGAGAAAAAATGTATTGAAAGATTTTTTAAACACATTAAAGATTTAAAACCTACAATTGTTGCTGGTTATAACTCAGCTTTCTTTGACTGGCCGTTTATATTAAAACGAGCTCAAATACTTGGTGTTGATGTGAATGGTTTAACACAAATCTTCACTAAAACAGGTATGAAGGAAAAGGAAGGGATGTTAAAACTTGCTAACGAAATTGAACCATATACACAACACGTTATATGGGGATTCAACATCATCGATATTGCCCATTCAGTAAGACGTGCTCAGGCAATCAACTCTGAAATTAAAAGTTGGGGTTTGAAATATATCACAACATACTTGGAAAAAGAAAAACCTAATCGTGTGTACGTTGATGGTGGGAAGATTTCCAAAATATATCTTGATAACGAAAGTTATTACGTTAACCCAAAGACGGGTGGTTACAAACAAATAGGTGAACCTGGTACCGAAGGATTAATGGAAAAGTATCCAGGTAAATTTGAAATATGGCCAGGTAGAAAAATTGTAGAACAATATCTTGACGATGACTTGTATGAGACAATGGTCGTAGATGATTCATTCTCTCAATCAACATTCTTACTTTCTAAATTAGTACCTACAACGTATGAAAGAATTGCCACAATGGGTACCGCAACATTATGGAAGATTATCATGTTAGCATGGTCATATGAAAACAATTTGGCGATACCGGCAAAAGACGAGAAACGTGCTATCACGGGAGGTTTATCTCGTTTATTAAATGTAGGTTTCTCAAAAAATATTGTTAAGTTTGACTACTCGTCACTTTATCCATCAATACAACTTGTGTATGATGTGTTCCCTGAATGTGACGTTATGGGTGTACAAAAATCGATGTTAAAATATTTCCGTAACATTCGTATCAAATACAAACACCTTGCTGGTGAGTTGAAAGATAAGGACCCTGTTATGGCTGAAATGTATGACCGTAAACAATTACCAATTAAGATTTTCATCAACGCATACTTCGGTTCGTTATCGGCACCTCAAGTATTTCCATGGGGTGATATGAATATGGGTGAAACGATTACGTGTGTTGGTCGTCAGTGTCTACGTATGATGATTATGTTCTTCCAAAAGAAAGGTTATAAACCTCTCGTAATGGATACGGATGGCGTTAACTTTGAAACACCTGAAAACATAAACGACACGGTATACATCGGTAAAGGTCTAAATGAATTAGTTGTTGAGGGTAAAGAGTATCGCGGTATTGAAGCGGATACTGCCGAGTTCAACGATATATTCATGAGAAATGAAATGGGATTAGATATTGACTACGTAGCACCTGCTTGTATTAATGTTTCTCGTAAGAACTACATCATTAAAATGATGAAGAAAGGTAAAGAGAAAATTAAATTAACGGGTAACACAATTAAATCAAAAAAATTACAAACATATATTGTTGAGTTTTTAGATGCCGGTTTAAAACATTTATTAAATGGTGATGGTTTATCATTTGTTGAATTGTATTATGATTACGTTGAGAAGATATACAATAAAGAAATACCTTTATCGAAAATCGCTAACAAAGCTCGTGTTAAACAATCAGTAGAGGACTATAAAAAGTACATTAAAAAGACAACGAAAGCTGGTTCATTAATGTCTCGACAAGCACATATGGAACTTGTAATTCAAAATGATTATCCTGCCGGTTTAGGTGATACAATTTATTACGTTAATAATGGGATTAAAAAATCTGATGGTGATGTTCAGAAAATAACAAAACCGACAAAAAAGGCTCAAGAGGAGTTTTTGGCTAAACATGGTATACAGATGCCATCTGAATATTTGAAAATCAATTGTTACATGATTGATGAAAAAGAGATTACAAACAATCCTGACTTAAAAGGTGATTATAATGTTGCTCGTTATCTAACTAACTTTAACAAGAGATTGGAACCGTTACTTTGTGTGTTTAAAACTGATATTCGAGATGATATTTTGATTGAGGACCCTAAGGACAGACAATTCTTCACTAAACTTCAGTGTGATTTAATTAATGGTTTTCCATTAAAAGAAGATGGTCAAGATAAGTTTGATGAGGTTATGACATTATCAGATAGTGAGGTGATTTTTTGGAACCGTATTGGTAGAGATCCATTCTTCATGTATGTTGAAGATAGTTTGGAATTGGCAGACCAATATTGGGTTGAACACAATAGAAAGGTTGTGGCACTTCAGGAGGCTAGTACTAAATCAAATGAAGAAGAAATTATAGAAACTAATGGTAACGATTTCGCATTACACGCAGTAGAATCTTAAATTACATTATAAGGGGATTGGAATGGTCTATATTTTAACGACTTGTTAAGATTTTCCGCTTCATTCCCCTTTCTTTCAAGAATCTTTTCAGGACGAAGTCTTTCAAGACGTTGCATCAATTCCTCAACTAATTTCATTTTCTCATCTTTAGCTTCAGTAAGTAAAGATGTGTAATCTAATTTTACTTGACTATCGGGTACTTGTAAATCACCCGAAAACTTACCCCAAATCCTTGCTAAACCTTCTTTTGCAAAGGCTATCAAATATTTTCTAACCCAATTTTGTGCCGGTTTATTTAATGAATCCCATGTAAGTTGTTCTGTCTCAACGTCAGATGGTAATTTAATTACATCTTTATTTTGATCTAAACAAGTATCTCTATCCATAGTTTCATAATACCAATACCAAACCTTAAAACTGTGTCGTGTTATTGAACCAAAATCAAATCTACCACCCGGTGTATTATGTAAATGAACAAGTTTTGTACCATTAGGTCCCGCGGTGATTCTATATGTTAATTCACCACCAATCAAACGGTTCTTAAGGTTTCTATCTTGCATTCTCATTAACAAATCGAAAGCGGGTAACATAAAGTATGAACCCGACGCACCAACCTGAGCAAATCCACCCACACCACCAAACGCAACACCACCAAGACCACCGAAACCACCTAAAAATGGGTCAACGATAGAATCAGTCAATTCTGCTCTTGTGAACCAAAGTAACTCATTTATCTCTCTTCCTGCGGGGATTTGGTACGTTTGAACGTTAGTTTCTAATTCAATAAAATCCTTCTTTAACTCCCATGGTCCACCAGCTTGTAAACCCACAATCTTAGAATAAGAGTAGGTATATTGTGTTTCGTAGTCCAAACTTCTCGTTGTGAAGGCACGGGTCAAAGACTGAGTATCAACATCTAATCCCGCCAAACCTGACCATTGAGATTCAATTAACCAATCAGAAACGTATTGTTCATATTCCGATAAGGATAGTTCCATAAAGGTGTCCATTTGTTCCTCTGTTAGTTCAATTCCACGAACTGGCATACCTAACAAGTGAAAAACCTGTGTGTATAACTTCTCTTTTTCGGGTTGTGATATTATTGTTGCACTCATATTATTTGGTATATTACAATAAATATCTTATATTTGTATTATGTTTGATAAAGAAAGATTTACCAAGTTTCACCAAAGTCACAAGAAATCATTTAGAGAGATGATAGATAATGCATTATTATCATCGACTTTCAATGAAATTTATTATAGAAAAAGAATTGATGGTAAAAAAAAGTGGATTGAAGATAAACTTTTTGGTGATATTATAGGTTGGATTTGGTCTTGGATGAACTCAATTAACACAAATTACACTTGTATATATTTTATTATCGATTATTTGAATACTATCATTGTTGAAAAAATCACAATGGATGATTTATTAGACAAGGGGAAAAAAGAAAGTACACTAAAAAGAATAGAAAATTTAATTTATGAACATAGAGAAACTATTTTTAAACCCGGCAGTGAGGTTTTTAAAAAAATGTTTTTTGTTACTCAACGAACATGGAATAGGGGGAACATATCTGTTATATCTACCATTTTAACATTAGGTGAAAAATTTGAACTTTTAGATGTTGATTTAAATTTCGAAAGAGGTAACGAAGATGACATGAGTAAAGGTACTGATATGTTTTTGGTAATATCGGGTATTAGAAAAAGAAATCAACATAAATCGTGTTACTTAAAAAAAGTTGGAAGCAAATATATTTCAGATAAATTTTATTGGGACGAAAAAATTTATAGAAATAATTTAGACACAATTACAATTGAATATAAAGAAAAAATATATTTTGTTTCGATTTCACAAGATTCGACTTTAATTGGGTTAGACCAAAATAATGAATTTTTTTTCCATGAATCATTGTTAATCGGTGAACCAATAGATGTTGTTCAATGTGAATTTACAAATTCATTAACATTATTACTTGGACAATGTATATCAAAAAATATTATATTTAAATTTCATAAGGACGATTCAGGAAGTAACCATATTTTTCATGAAAATGGTAGGTTAATAGTTTATTTAAATAACTTAGAGAGAAGTGAATTAGATAAAACAAAAATATTAATTACAAATAAAATTAAAGAACTACAATAATGCTTTAAGTAAATCTTTACTGAATGATTCTGAATACTCCCCGTCACCCATTACTTGGTCGATAACGTTCTTTTTCTTTTGTAAAATATTATAGATAACTTTTTCAACGGTGTTCTCAAATACAGGATAGTAAACGAGGACACTATTTTTTTGTCCATATCTATACGCTCTGTCCTCACCTTGTGAGTGGTCAGCAGGAACAAATGATAAGTCATTCATAATAACAACTTCTGCGGCAGTCAAAGTAATACCAACACCGGCAGCTTTAATGTTACCGATGAATACTTTTATCTTGTCGTCATTTTGAAATCTATCAACAGAGTCTTGTCTCTTATCTTTAGACATACGACCATCAAGTGTTACCGAGTTCTTTTTATACTTCTCATGTAACATATCTAATGTCATAGTAAAATTAGTTAATATGATTACCTTCTTACCTTGTTCTAAACATTTATCAATCAATTCACATGTGTAGGGAATTTTTTCATAAGAAATTAATTGACGAATCTTCATTAATCGATTTAATGTAACACTAATGGTTTCGTCGTCTTTCTTATCATTACTAATACGTGTAAATTCTTCTAATTCCTCATCATACATTTTACTTGTTAATTCAACAAACACTGGAGTAACAATTTTTTCGGGTAAATCAAGAATGTCGGTTTTCATTCTACGTAAAACAACGTTCTTAGTACGTTCTCTCAATTCATCTAAATTACTAGCACCACTCGTATTCCAAACTCTACGATTACCGACACTAAATTGAAAACCTTTACAATATCTTCTAACATAAGTTTGCCAATTTAAAGTTAATGGAGACTCAACAATTTTTAATAGATTAAAATAATTGATTGGTCTTGAAGTCATAGGTGTTCCTGTCAATAACCAAACTTTTGGGATTGTTTCTAAAACATCATTTAATAAACGGGTTCTGTTTGCGGTTGAATTTGAAATGTAGTGTGCTTCATCTACGATTGCCAAGTCAAAATTGGCATTAACCAATAATTTATAATCGTCGCTATCTTCACTCTTGTCTGTAGTGTGGTAGTTCTTAATAATATCATAATTAATAATGTAGTAGTCAAATGTTGAACCCCATTTACGTCCTTCGACAATTAAAACTTTTCTATCTGAATAGTTTTTTATTTCCCTCTCCCAATTTATTTTTAAAGATGCGGGACATACTATAAGTATCTTTCTTGCTTTACTTTCTAACGATGCGATTACTGCTGATGTAGTTTTACCTAATCCCATGTCATCCGCTAAAATGAATTTATCATTAGCCAATAACTTCTCAATTGCTATCTTTTGATGATCCATAGGAGGTCGACTACTATACGGAGAGTAATCAATAATTCTATTTAATTTTTTTTCAGGTTGAACAATTGCGGCTTTAGGTAACCAAAACGCGGTATTTTGTTCACTATCTAAAATCTTACCCCAAATATGAAACGCCTTCTCGGAATCACATAATAATTTTTCACACCAAATTTGTTCAACAGGTTTTGTTAGAAGTTTTTCTTCCATAATCTTCTCACCAAAAGTATTAACAATTTTAATGTATTTGCGTGCTACCTTTGGAGTCACGTCTTTATATTTCATAACGTACTCCGCTTGAGGTCTGGTCAATTTAAAGTTTTTTACATCAGTAAATTTTCTCTTCCATTCCAACAATTGATTATTGGAACCCTCATATGTTGATAATATTTCCCTAGCTTCTATTTCAGGTATCATAACTTCTTATAAAATATACATAAATAGAATGGAACATTAAACTATTTATTAAGATATGAACAATAAACTACCAATAACAAGATTAGGTAAATTCTTCTCAAAAGACGATTTTGATATTAATATTCAAATGGGTCAGGAATACCTACATGGAGATTTAAACATGAAATTGGTCCTTTATCGTGTAGATAGAGGTAAAACTGAGACTGACGCGATTTATGCCGAAGTGGGTAAGGACGAGGTAAAATTCTTTCCTCCAATTGAGTTTAATGCTTTGGTTAAAATTGATGAACCTAAAAATTCAACATATAAAAACGGTTTAATTCGTTATAATGAACCGGGTAATTTAACATTATCGGTATATATTAGACACTTAGAAGAATTAAAAATAGATATTAGATATGGTGACTATATTGGTTACGCAGATTCAGAGGACAAGATAAGATATTATACTGTATCTAATGATGGAAAAGTTACATCGGATAATAAACATAAAATGTTTGGTTATAAACCTCATTACCGAACTATAACCTGTGTTCCAACACAGCAAGGTGAATTTAGAGGAGTTTAATATGGGAATACCTAAAAGAAAAAACAATATTGATGTTTACGGTGGTAAGGAATATTACGAAGGTAAACAAATTGTAGATAGAAGACAGGAACTATTAGATAGGATTACTAAATCTGATTCTTACTTACCCGATTCTATTTTACATGATGACTTAGACGGTGGTATGCTTAGTTTCGTAAAAGAAAACTTTGTAATCACAACTGACGGTAAAAAAATTCCAGTTATTCCAAAAATTTTAACAATCCAAAGATGGGGTGAATTCTCTAACAATTGGGAATTTTCGGATGATGATGGAAATGTTGAATTACCGTTTATTGCTGTTATAAGAAAACCCGATGTTCAACCCGGTACAAATCCTGTGGTTCAGAGAACAATACCAGATAGGAGAACGTTCTATTATGCGTCTGTCCCAACATGGAACGGTACACAAGCGGGTGCTGACATTTATAAAATGCCTCAACCTGTTGCGGTGGATATTACTTTTGACGTTACCATAATTTGTAATAAATTCAGAGATTTAAATAAGTTCAGTAAAATTGTCATGCAGAAATTCTCATCAAGACAATCTTACACAACAGTAAAAGGTCATTATATACCAATTGTATTAGATAGGGTTGAAGATAATACACCAATGGAAACTGTGGATGGTCGTAGATTTTACATTCAAAATTATACATTTACAATGTTAGGATTCTTAATTGACAGTGAAGAGTTTGAAGTAAAACCCGCTGTCAGTAGAATGTTTTTATTGAATGAATTTATTCAGAGTAAAGGATTCCAAAAGAAATTTATCAATAAAACAATTGATATAACTGTCACAACTTTCCCTTCGGACGGTATGCAGACAACATATAGTGTTGGTGAAAGTATAGGATTTTTATTTAATGTATCGGTTAATGGATTGGTTCAAGAAAGAGATGTTGATTATTATCATGTTTCAGGAACATCTAAAATAACTTTTACTGATGCCCCGTATGAAGGAAGTCAAGTTTCAATCTCATATTATAAAGGTAAAAATAACGTTTGGGTGGACAGCTATGGTAAAGCGGTTCAGATAACGAACGAATCATTTCAATATGATGGAACAAGTTTAACTTTTAGAGTGAATAATTCAATCGATAGTGTTGTTATATTAGATATAAATGGTCTTGTTCAAGAGGAGGGTATTGGATTTGATGTTAGTGGTAGAGATACTGTAACATTGAATGGAGAACCTTTGGTTGGGGATAGGATTAACATTACCTACTTATACTAATCGTCACCATATAAATCTTTCTTTTTAGGTTTACAATAGTCCTCAATCCACTTTTCTAAAACTTTATAAATTTTAAGTCCATTCTTGTCACAGTGTATTTTCAACATTTCGTGATGTTTCTCACTGATTTTTACGTTTTTAGTTTTGTTTTCTTCTGTCATAGATAAAAAAAGATAATTAAAGATAAATAACTATCTTAATTAAGAAAATTACGGAAATCTTTCATAAAAACAAAGATATTTATAGAATAACTAATAAAAATAATTAACCAAACATTAATCGATGGCAAATTCAAACAGAGTATTCGTTTCTCCAGGTGTCTACACATCAGAGAAAGATTTAACATTCGTGGCACAGAGCGTCGGAGTAACAACTTTGGGTTTAGTGGGTGAGACTTTAAAGGGTCCAGCATTTGAACCATTGTTGATTAGAAATTTCGACGAATTTAGAACATATTTTGGTGGTACATCTCCAGTAAAAGACGAGGGAGGAAACCTAAAATATGAATTACCTTATGTGGCAAAATCTTATTTACAAGAATCAAATCAATTATTTGTAACCAGAATCTTAGGATTAACAGGGTACAAACCAAATAAATCATTTGGAATAAAAACTTTAGGTGGGTTCCAACCATCAAACTCAACTTGGGCATCTAGTTTGAGTGGTTCCACAAGTGCTGATATGGACCCAAATCCATTATCAACTTTTACGGGATCAACATTTTTTGCTGAACTTAGTGGTAAAACATCATTTGAGGGAACTTCGATAACTGATTATATCTTCGCTAATTTTAGCGGTACAACAGGTAATAATGGGGTATGGTTCGCTATAGGTCAAATTCCTGAAGCCGACATTCCTAGTGGTGATGAATTGGTATCACCATTTACAGGTTCACTATATGCTGAATCTGATTATAATAAAAATTGGTATAATTTATTTAACAATGGTTCCAATTTAGTATATTCTTATCTTTTTGTATGGAACGGATCTTTAAATAAATTCGTCGTAGAAAGATATGTTTACGAAGCCGACTTAGTGAATGATGGTGTAGTTGTTGCGGTTTTAAGATCGAGAGGTCATTATAACAACCTTCAACAATTAGAATTAGAAGTTACTAATAATAGTCACTTCGCATTAGCGTTGAGTTCTGATTTCAACGTTACTACTGACCCATTATCGGAATTTGTGATTAATGTAACAGGTGCCACTGAAGGTTTAAAGACATTTACATGTTCTTTTAACTCATCATCAACAAAATATATTAACAAAGTTTTAGGTACAGGTGTATTTGACAAACCTTACGCCGATTTCCCACTTTATGTACATGAAGTTTATCCTAATCTGATAAACGCATTGTATGAAAGAGGTGAAA